AAACAATAGACAAGCCTTCTTTGTCACCAAACTTAGACTTAAGGATTTCGTCCATAAGTTTTTTACCATCTGGGTGACCATCAAGACCAAAACGCTGCATAACACCAACGTATAGATTGCGCATAATAACAACTTGGTCATTTGCTTCGGCAGCAATAAACTTCTGTGTCATAAAATCTGCTAAATCGCGTGGTAGTACCTGACGTGCTACGGCACGGAAGTTATCTGCAGTCTTATATGCATCTTCTCCAAGAAGAATTACACCACCCTGAGGGCTACGCGCAAAACGTTGAGCAAGTCTTTCTTTACGTGACATGCCAGCATAAAACTTTTTAATGTCGTCAATGTTTTCTGCAAACAATTCGCCATCTTTACCAAGTGTAGACAAAGTTTTAAAAGCGTCTTCGCCTTCTTCGGTAATTTCTTTTGCAGTTCTGCCAGTATAGTTAAGTTCTCTATCTAACCAGCGTGAAAATCCTTCACCTAAACGGCGCTGACTACGTGCAGTAGCCACACCATTGCGGAAATACTGAACACCATCTACACGACCAGAAAGAAATAGGGGTACATTTTCTACTTGTTCAAAGTAACCAAGTGCAGACTTAGCATCTGTAATGTCATTACGCTCAAGTAACTTAATTGCCTCATCATTATTGTAGGCAGGAAAGTTTGTTTTAATATCACGAATAATAAGAGAACGTGCTGCAGTATCAGGAGCCTCTTTAAGACGCTTAATCTCTGAACCAAGTCCATCCCAAAGTTTTACAACATCTGGTTCAGTAGCAAAAATCTGACGGACACCATCAGTACCATGCTTCTGCACAATAGCAGCAAGTTTATCTCCGCGTCTAAGTAGGCTAGAACCACCAAACGTTAGATACGTTAGTGGGTCAATTGCCAACTGATAAATAAAATCAATAGCACCAGAAATGTTTTTAGTCTTGCCATCAATATAATCTTGTTCTAAAGTTGCGTTCATTGGCTTTGTATCAAACATACGTGCAATGTCACGACCAGGAGATACCTGTGCGTACTTAACGCCATCCATTACTTGCTTAAACTTCTCTGGCTCGTTGTATGCTTCTTGCAAAGCATCAAGCATCTTCTGTGTTATTTCACCACCAGAAGCAACAATCTCACCTGGTTTTAATCCAGCAAGAAGACCCTTTGCTACAGCAACGCGCTCTTCACCAAAATACTTAACTGTTTCATCTAGTGCGCCGTTGTCATAGACACGGCGACCATCCCAAGCATCAGTAAATGTTTGCTTATTAAATAAACCTTCGCCTTGTGCAGCCTGTCGTGCCATAAGGTATGGGGTATTAATAATACGTGTCCACGCAGTAAGACCCTTAAACAAACCAATAAGTGGGCTTGCCGCAACTTTAGCAGTTGTCTTAAGAGCACCAATAGCGTAATCGCTCATTGTGTCTGCTTCTTGAGTGTATGTTGCATCTGGGTACAGGAACTTAATCTTTTCCTGTGCCTCTGCTTCTAATTTAAAAAACTCTTTGCGTGCTTCCTCTGTAGGAAGTTTCATTAAGTTTTTATTTTTTTGAATAGTCCAACTAAACTGCTCTAGTTGTGTTGTCTGCTGAGGATTCAGGTTGCCCTGTTGTGCTGCAGCATAAAGATTCGGACTCGTCTTTGCAACGACATAATTTACTTTGTAAGCCATTAGTATCCTTCATCAACTAATGCTCTGTAAATCATTTCGGTATCGCCACTTGGGTCATACTTAATAAGTTGCTGTAGAGTCTGTGTAAGAGTGTAAGATACTTAATAAGTTGCTGTAGAGTCTGTGTAAGAGTGTAAGCCTGATTAGGACGGTCTGCCATTACTTCAGAACCAGGTCCAGGTCCAACATTAATACCAGAAGTTATTGGCTCATCTGGTCGCTCGGTAGGAGCCATGAGTGGAGTTGGTTCTGGCATCTGTAACGTTGGCTGAGCGGTATTGTTACCAGCCATAGGAGCAGCAGTCTGTTGGTCATATGTTGCCTGTCCCTCTCCATAAGGAAGTCCAGAAATATATTGAGCAGGTTGAGTTGGTCCACCATCTGTGCGCTGTGATAGCGCACCAGGACCAGATACAGGTGCAGGATTTTCTGGCTTGCGATAACCGCCTTGTGCCATTACTCGTCCTCCTCATCTTCTATATGGTTTAAAATATCTTGTTTGCTGGGAAGGTCTACCCAACTTGGATATGATTCAGGTGTAGCAATTAACCACAACGCATCATCTCTATTAAATCCAGAGCGGCGTAATGATTTAAAGTATTCATTTAGCCAAATTGAATGTTCGTCTAACTTTGTATATTCTCTATCTTGAACTGCACGCTTGCGAGTAACTGGCTTCTTCTTTGGGGCTGCCATCTTTACTCCTAAATTGGTCTACGTTGTTCTGTCTGTACGCTTGCTGATGCTTGTCCACCACCAGATAGACGAGCCAAAAGAGTTTGCATCTGGTCTTGCGGAGGCAACTGAGGTTGAGCGCCTCCTACTGGAGCACCAGGAGCAGCGGGGACAGGTTGCTCAACTGTAGGTTGTGCCCCAGCAGGAGGTTCTTCTGGAGTGAAGACGGCTTCAATAGCCTCCTCAATTGGTTTACCCGCTTTACGCGCTTTGATAACTTCAGCAAACTGCTGAACAATTTTAGTTGGGTCTTGACCCTGCATTGCCATTTGTGGAAATAAGTCCACCGCCCAAAGCCTGTAGCATGAAGATAAGTCCCTGTGCTGGGTTAAGACCAGCCAACATGCCATAGCGAACATCAGCAGTAAAGTCACCCTTGATGTCTTTTGATGGCTTGTATGTAATTTCATAAGGCGAGCCAGCATCTACACCACGAATTGTCTTTTGCTCTGGATAGATTTCTTCATCTACTCTAAAGCAAAGAGTAATTACATCGCGCATTGCTGCTGCAAAAATTGCTTGTGCTGATTTGACCTGCGTGTCAAATGCACCCATAAGAGCCTGTACACCCTGTCCAGTGACAATAGAGGCATCAATGTTTCCAGTACGACCTTCAGGGTAGCGAGCACCAATACGAAGTTCTTGGTTAAGTGCTTGCTGCTCAATAAACGAATGTCATCAAACTGTCCACGCAAGTCGCCATCTACTGATGGCTTGCGAGCAACAACTACCATCATCTTGCCAATAGGATTCTTGGCACGTGAGAGGATTAGGTTCTTGCGGTTTGGAATGTAGATAACAGACTGGTCTTCATCGTAGTAACGAATCATTTCAACCTGTGCATTAAGGTCTTGTTCGTAGCCATCGCGTCCCAGCAATTGCGGGGTAAACTCTGGGAACTCTGCGACAAGTTCTCCTAATGTCATTGTGTAGCGTTTAGCAAAGGCAACGCAGCGTCCATAGCGGTCAAACTCAGGGTAAGCACCTATTGGGTTTTCTAAGCGGATACGCGGCATCTTTGCTTCATCATCCAGTTCAATCATGAACGGGAGGAATCCATATGTAATGTACCAGTCAGCACCTGAGTACATTTGTACTGCTAGGTCTGAGTGTGCAAAATAGTTAGAGGCAATGCGAGTACGCTTATCAGAGAACTTGCGAGCCTTGTCATCTGCTTGATTAGCAGATGAGCAGTTTACTGCTGGCAACGGAGCCATAACTTCTGATAGGTCGCGTGCGACAATATCAATAAAGTTTGCTACTACGTTAGCATCAACACCATCTGGAAAAAAGTCTGGATATACTTCTGCAATTTTACCCTTACGAACTGCAAGAACGTCAAGGTTACGGGCATCGCGCTCATGATTGCGATAGCGCAGCGAGGCAACGCGTGCCGCAATCTGGTCAATATCTAATGCCATAAGGTTCCTATCCGTAGTTCTCTTGCCATTGTTCGGTCATGGCATCAGTGAGGTTAATTGAATATCGGTTGGCTTTCTGTGAACGAGTAGCCCAACGATTGTTTGCATATCTTGCAGTAAAGGCTGACTGTTGCATAAACTCGCGGCAGCGAATAATCGCAAACCACATAGCCATAACACAGTCTGTCTTGCCTTTAGTGTCTGGTTTCCAGGTAATAAGTTGCTGGACTAACGCTTTGATTCCTTCTGAGTTTTCACTTGAGGGTAATTCAATAACGTTATTGTCTTCAAATTTGTCATTGCGCATTGTGCCAAAGAGTGTTGACATTGATGCCACGCCGAAAGATGTGTCCCACTTGTTCTTGCCTGTAAAGTGTGAATCAAGTTTGACACCGTGCATAGAAAGCCATTGTCGTAA